AAAGCAGATAAAGCGGCTGCAGCCGAAGTTACTAAAGAAACTAAAGTATTACAACAAAGTCTTCGTACACTACACCTTGCTGTTAATGTTTCTGATGGAGACAAACTAACTGTCCCAACAAATAACACTATTGCTATGAAAATATTTACACCATCCTCTACTGGTAAGTTTTTAGAATCCGCTTCGTATTATTCAGGAAACGGTAATACTGGTGAAACAAGTTGGATAACACTACCTCAATACTTTAATGCTTTTGCTGCAGGTGGGACGGGAGTAGGAATAATGCGAAATACCGCAGATACAGAATTTGTTGGTGGACAAGTTATTGGTGGTTTTAATGGTAATACGCTTCCAATAAGTTTATATCTTGAAACCACAGATAAAGAATTTAATAATGTTTCATCTACATTTACAGCAAGCATTATTGACAATACTACTGGTCAAACTAAAAATACTGTTACTTCTAAAAACGATGGTAAGTGGGTTGCAGTTAGGCAAGGTGAAATGGGTTTTAGTATAGAAAACACTAAAAAAGTTCCAAAAACTTACATGTTTAAAAACACTTTTTATATTGACCCAGTAGATGTAACTAGTGTAAAACAAACAATTAATAACGACTCAAAATGTCAATTAAAGATAGGGATTAAATTTAATAAAACGTTGTCAAACAAAACTCTGGCTACTCACAGTATTGAACAAAGTTTTAATTACAATGGAACTGACCCGTTTTTTTACGAAAATGACCTTGGAAATAGTGGAAGCAATGTTTTATTAGTTAATAAACACAAAGTTAACCTTAAACTCTCAAGTGCTGGCGTTTTCGTGAGGCGTACATGATTAACTCTAAATCTTCTCGTTATTCTTCTTTATTTTACAATGATAAAAACAAAGAAGCAAGAACCATAGCAGAACGTGTTATTACCAAATCTCAGCCATACTTTACACACGTAACTGAATCAAACGAATCGTTTGCTTCTTTAGCAACAAAGTATTTAAACAACGAAAAACTATATTGGTATATTGCTGACCAAAATCCGCAAGTTCGTTTTCCTGATTTAATTCCTGTTGGAACTATTATTCGTATACCTTTGGCATGATTACCACTAACTTATCACCTCTTGGCATTAATTGGAATATTGCGATTGATGGAGTTCCGTTTAACAAACAAACGGTTCAACGTGTTTTAACTTCATTTGTTGAAAACCAACATGACTACATGGTTGTAGAATTAGTTGGAGTTCCTTCTTCGTATGTATCTACATATGTAGACCGTCCTATTACAGCATATGTAAGGATTAACGGAGGCAAATCGTTTACGTTTTATGGTTATGTAACTCAGATTGAAGGCACTTCGGTTACAAATGAAGGAACAGTAAACAACAGTCCTTTTCAGATTATTAAACTTATTTGCCTTGGCTCGTCACACTTGCTTCGCAGTAATAACACATTGGTGTGGGAAAATGTTACGTTAGAAAACATTGTCTCTGATATTGCAAATGATTTTAGATTAGGCTATTCAATGCCTGTAGACAATTATGTTTTTAAACGACTTGTGCAATCAGAAGAATCGTTGTGGAAACTACTTGTAAAAGCGTGCGACCAATTAGGTTATGTAATAACTCTTACTAACTCTCACATACATATTTGGGACAAAAACAAATCTTTAGCGCGTCAATCGTCATACACTATTTTGCGCGGAATAAAAGTTAAGAGAGAAAACTACAACCCTCTTCCAGGAGACATTGTTAACATAGAATCAACATTAGGAACTGCTGACGTTTCGCAACAAGCAGGTGACAAAACAATTACATACGTTGATGAACGTGGTGTGTTTGTAACTGTTGACAGTTCTCAATTAAACGGATTAAACAGTTTTGGAACTCCTCCAGAAAGCAGGTTCTACAACAAGTTGGCAGTCAGTGTTGATTCTTTTGAAAAAGCATCTCGTTACATTGAATCTAAAATTAAAAAAGCATATCCATATATGGCAGACGCCTTAGTATATGGAGACCCTTCTATTGTTCCAGGTGGAGTTGTAAAAATTGAAGGTTACGGAGGAGACTTTGATGGATACTGGTACGTCAATTCGGTAACTCACACATTGTCAACTGACACTTTAACATCATTTTTAAAATTAGAAAAAGATGGAACATACGACATTCTTCCAAAGTTTCCAATTGTTCAGCGTTACCAAGAGCCACCTTTGCCAACATTAATCAAAGATAAATGGGTAATGAAATCAGAGTATGTAAATGTATACAACTAAAAGCATTCATACTGTTGTGTCTGGAGGACCACACCGAGCAGTAGTAACCTACTCTAATAGCAGTAGTGGGGAAATACGAGTTCGCATACCTGCTGTACTAGGTTCGTCAGAAATAACTATCTCACTAATTGGCAGACATCCTGATTCTAATGGTTGGTCTGTTCCTAGTGTTGGAGACCAAATAATTGTTGGAACAGATGATAGTACTTTTACAAATGTGTTTTGGATTCAAAGCAATGGAACGTCTAAACTTGAAGAACGAATTGCCACGCTAGAAACAGAAGGAGTTGGTTCAGTTGCTGGAGTGACAATACTTGGAAGTTTTAACAATGAAAACCAACTTCCAGCAACTGGCAGTCCAGGAGATGGTTATTTAATTAACACAAATTTATACGTTTGGGATAACATTAATTCTAATTGGCTAAACGTTGGTCAGATTCAAGGTCCTACAGGTGCAACAGGTCCAACGGGGGCAACTGGTGCAACTGGTCCTGCTGGGGCAGCGTCAACTGTTCCAGGTCCAACTGGTGCTACAGGTCCAACTGGACCAACTGGACCAACTGGCGCTACAGGCGCTGCGTCAACTGTAGCGGGTCCAACGGGTCCAACGGGTCCAACTGGTGCAACGGGACCAACTGGTCCAACGGGACCAACTGGTGCAACTGGTGCTACTGGTGCTACTGGGGCAACTGGTGCAACGGGACCAGAAGGTCCAGCAGGTGCTACAGGTCCAGCAGGTCCAGAAGGTCCAGCAGGTGCTACAGGTGCTACAGGTGCTACGGGAACAAGTTATGTAGACAATTATCAAATTACTAGCCCATCAGGTGGCACATATACTATTGACGGAACTAGCAACAACCCAACACTAACTTTAGTAAGAAATCAATCTTACTTCTTTACAATAAATGCTTCTGGTCATCCTTTTTGGTTTCAAACAACTTCTGGAGCGTACAACTCAGCAAATACTTATTCTACTGGAGTAACTTTAGAATCAGGAACAAGAGCAATAGGTGGAATCAAGTTTACTGTAGCATCAAATGCACCCAATACTTTATATTATGTGTGTGAATACCATTCATCTATGAATGGCACAATTAACGTGATTGGATAAGGAGTATATTGTCATGAAATCTATTAGAATACCTTTTAGTTTTGAAGAAGGCAGCGTATCTAGTACAAATAATATAGATACTATTGTTAGTCAAGAAATAGTTAATTACTTTATGACAATTGATGGAGAAAGGGTTATGAACTCTTCATATGGAGGTGGTTTGCCTAGATTGTCATTTGAAATTAATGACCCTTTAGTTTTGGCTGATTATAAACTAGATGTTATTACTGAGGCTAATTCAAACCTATCTTTTGGTAAAGTGTTAGACCTTTTAGTAGTAGACAATGCTAATAACACGTTTTATGAAGACAATGTGGCTACGGTGCTGGTTCGTTATGCTGTATCACCAAGAACCATATCTACTGTAAAATTAGTAGTAACAAACACGTTTAATGAAGAAAGCGACATCTAATGACAACTATTGATTACTCTAATCGCGATTACGACTCTATTCGCGCTGACTTACTATCTCGTGCAACAGAAATAGTTCCCGAATGGACTGCAAGAAACTCGTCTGATTTTGGAGTTCTATTCGTTGACCTTTGGTCATATTTTGCTGACGTATTACATTATTACATTGACCGTGCTGCTGGCGAGGCTTTTATCACTACGGCAACACAACGAGAGTCGTTGTTGGCTCTTGCCAGTTTGTTTGATTACAGCCCACAACTTCAAACGTCTTCAACTGCTACAGTAACAGTAGTTGGTACAAATATTCCTGCAGGACAAACTGTAACAATTAACAGTGGGACTACGTTTGTTGCTCCCGCAACTTCAGAACGTCCTATTATTTACTTTACATCAACACAAAGTGCTTCTGCCTCCGCTTCTGCAAATGCTGTTATACCAGTTGTTGAAGGGTTACAAATTAGTGACGAAACTGTTGGAACTTCAAACGGTTCAGCAAATCAACGATTTTCTTTGTTTTACAATGGAGTAATTGGTAATAGTGTAGAAGTGTTTGTAAAAGAAGGAGTAGTAGTTGATGGTGTTCCTTCTAACGTAGAGTATCAATTTGTTAATAAGTTGTTAGATTCTACGGCAAATGACAAAGTATTCACATTACTAGCAACGGCATCTAACGAAATTGAAATTGTTTTTGGAAATGGTATTAATGGAAAGATTCCAAACACTGGTCAAAGTGTTGTGGTAAATTACCGCAAAGGTGTTGGTTCTCGTGGAAACATTTCAGCAAACTCAATTACTCAAATTCAAAACTCTCCAAGTGTGTACATTTCTGAAATTTTGTCTAGTGCTGCTACTGGAGGAGCAAACGTTGAATCTATTGAATCATTAAGAAACAACATTCCAAACTCATTTGCAACACAAGACCGAGCAGTATCCTTGGACGATTATAAAGCACTTGTTTTACAAGTTGCTGGAGTTGCTAAAGGAACTGCTGCGTATTCAAATGGAGCAGTTACTGTTTACGCTGCCCCATTTACTGAAGATTATTTAACTTATGCAACTTCTACATTATCAGTAGATAATAATTTACAAACTAACATTATTGAGTATTATGAACCTCGTCAAATGATTGGGGCAAGCGTTTCTGCAGCAAGTGCAATTAACTTAACTGCGGTAAATATTACCGCAACTGTAAATGTGTTATCTGGATATATTGCAAGCAAAGTTGCTGAATCAGTTGAGTCTGCATTAGATGTGTTGTTTGAATTTGAAAATGTTTTTTTTAATCAAACATTGTCAAAAGGTCAAATTTATAGAACTATCTTAGATGTT